TGGGTCACGCTTCCTCCTCCACGATCTCGTAGTCGGCTTCCGCGATCTCTTTGGGATTGGCTTTGCGCTTGGCTTCAACGGCCTTGAGTCCAGCCAGCCAATCACCATCTATACCAACAGCTATGTTTACCTGTGCATCGGCCTTGCCGAATGTGTCGCGGTCATAGCGTTCGGACATCCATCTGCGTTGTTCTACTTGCAGCCGTGCGACACTCACGGTTTCGGGATCGGTGCCGTCTGCTATCGCCAGGGCCTCTTCAGCGAGGTCAGCCGCGACGATCTTCAGGTTTTCTTTCCATCGCTTCCAGCGCCCCTCGCTTTTATCGGCATGAAGCCAATCATAGAACATACGCTTAGACATCTTGCCGATACCGGGCTCAAGGCCACGCAACATCTTCTTGACATGGCGATGCTCCACATAGCTGGCGAATATCTTTTCCTCGCCGTATGCGTCGAGCCGTTTAGCGGTTTTTTGAGTAACGCTTTTTCCTGCCATAATTCTTCTTCTCCCTATCGGACATCTGTGCCCAGCTAGGCCATGAATCAATGATAACCTGGAGTCTTCCCTGGAGTCTCTCTTCTGACACCAGCTTGCCCTTGTCGTACCGCAGCGGATCGTCATCCGGTAGTCCCCCGCCCCGCAGGTCGCGGATAGCGTCTGCGATCTCCTGCCGCCATCCTGCTGCGTCCGAGGTACACTTCTCTAGCGGCAGTAGCTCCAACGCAGACAGGAGCCTTATGGCGTTTGCTGTGTCTTTAGCCATTTTGGTGTATCGCATCTAGTAGTGTGCCAATCGGGTGAAGCGCGGATTGAGGCACCATCCAATTTGGATACTCAATCGTGTCGTCCCACCACTCATCCCGCCTCGCTTCGTCAGGCCCAATCCATCCCCGAACAAAAAATACCGGCGCGGTGCCCGTGACCAGGACGAACCACCGACCTTCTGGGTCAGTTCGTTTGACTGGGAGCCTGTGGTGGTGCCCAGGCGTAGTCCTCACCTCAATGCAGTGGAGTAGGTCTGGCCCTTTCATCGTGCCCATCCCCGGAGGCCAGTACACGCCAAGACACTTCCCTGCCGCGCACTCGCCACAAGCTCCTTCGATGTGTGTGTCCCACCCGCTTTTACTGAAGCCACCCGCCCGTCCCCTGCCATCCGCTCGGTTCGCAGCCTCCCGCGCTGCCCCAGAGAAAGCGGCGAACGCCATCTCTGACGCCGAAAGGATGATTTCCACGCTGAACGACGAAGCCCTTGTGTCACCCATCTCGGTTCTCGCAAGCCACGCACAGGGGCAACTCTGACTGTTGATGCAGTTTCATGTCGGCCACATCGCCTCTTCGTCAGCGTCAGCTTCACGCTGGCGCAGTGTCTTATAGTCCCACTCGACGGGTATCTCGAGGCACGGGCCATGTCGGTTCTTGGTGACGCAGAGCCACGTTCTCGCTGTGTTGCCGTCCCGCTGGTAGCGCGAATGATCCAACAGGCAAATAATGTCCGCATGGCTCTCTATGGAATGGCCCCCGAATAGGCCGGTACTGCGTGGTGTCTCCATCACCGAACTCGTCGCACGATTGAATTGCGAACAGATCACGATGGCGCTCTTGGACGCCACAGCCCAGGCGCGTAGCTCTGAGATGACGCGTTGGATGCCACGGTGCAGCACCTCGTCATCACCAAGCACTACGCACTGGAGGTGATCCAATATGAAATAGCGGCACCCCTCGTCATGGCATTTCTGTACATAGCCCATGATCTGTTCCCACCCGGTGACTAGCCTGTCCGGCACCCAGACCGGAGGGAGGCCAGCGAACTTCTGGTGGGTGTCTGCCCACGCGAGTTCACTGAACCCACCCTTCTCTAGGAGCTTGAGCGCCGTGCCACTGTGCAACGAGTAGAGGCGTGTCGCGAGTTGCGCCCCCGACATCTCCAAGCTGATGAATGACACGGGTTCTGGTGGGGAGGCGTTGAGGGCTGCGCTCGCTAGGTTGAGCGAGAACGCTGACTTCCCAAACCCGGGCGACCCACCTACGACCATCAGCCACCCAGAGGTTTTCGCGATTCCTTGCCCTCCCCCATCATCGCGCATGACACGATTTAAGGTGGGTAAATGTGTTGGGATCGCAGACACCGGCCTGAGTTGCGCCTCCTCCCACTCATCGAAGAACTCTTCTGAGAATATGTTCTTCATTGGGTGTACGCCCAACCGGGCAGCGACAACTCTTGAACCTCAACCGGGAACCCAGGCCAAGCGTCTGGTCCTCCTGCGGCCTCTTCGGCCTCGCACAGTGCCCACTGACCTAGCAGGAACTCGCGGTCCTCGCGTCCCAGCCTGAGTGCGGCACCGTCCAACTCGTAGAGCGCCACACAGTGCGGGGCATCGCGCTCGACCACGATGAAGATGAACCGTTGGCGTTCGGCGGCTGTCAGATAGTGCTGGGCCTGGAGGTGATACGAAAAGTTGTAGACGCTGCGCCGGAATTCTTCTGGGCTGGCGCTCGCAGTTGTCTTGATATCCACAACGCAGTCACCCCAATAGGAACTCTCTCGCGGCAGCGCGTCGATGCGAGCCTTGCATTTGACATCGCCCTCTCTCCAGTAGTGGCTCGTTTCGGTATCGGCACCGTCGAGTAGGTCCAGGGCCAGCGCGTTGCCAAGAACGCTGTCACGCATCGCCAAGATGTTGTCATAGACATCCGGCTTGAGGATCTGATCGGCACCGAACTGGGCAATCAATTCGGCCTTGGCTTCCTTGACGGCCTTGGAGCGACCGTCGCCTTCGGGGATCCGGCCCCATTCCTTCACGAACAGGTCAGGCTCAAGGATGGCACTGTGCGTGGCCGATCCAATGATCATCGCCTGGGTGGGCTCCTGCGGGTTGTCCATCGCGTACTTCATGTGGGCCGCGCTGCGCTTGAGTTGCTTCAGCCGTGAGGCCGATGCGCCGGGGGCGGCGTGATAGTCTTCCGCGCTCTGGTTGTGCATTACGGTGGTGGACATTTGCCTATACTCCATTTCTGGGTGCTGCGTGAGTTTATAGTGATGCGAGGTGGGTGTACTTCCTGTCGCCCCTATTGTGGTTGTAAACCTTCTCTATGTGGGCTAGGGCGTCCGTCCACTCCTTTGGCTTTTGGGTAGCGGACCTCTCACATCTCTTCGGGTAAAGACCCGCTTGCGCCAGCAATACCTGTGGATCGAACGCCTCGTTTTCGCTTTCAACATGGGCGTTTCTGTAGTGGAGTAGGTAGTGTAGGCTACAGAGGTATTCGCGGGTTCTGAGATGCACATAAGTATGGCGGCGTAGACGCCCATTAATTAGCCGCCTGGGGAGAACTAACAACAGTCGAAGGAGGTAGTCCAGCGTGGCGACACCCCTGGCCGGATCGAGTTTCATCTCTCCACTCCTAAAGATTTCCGGCAACCTGTTTGTGGGCGTCCCCCTGTTCCAGGGGTTGGCGTTGTGGCCCAAGAATGCCTTTCCCTCTACGGAATCTCTGCCACAGAGAAGTCCGAGCATCGAAGTGAATACTACCCGGTGGGGCCCCCCTGACCGAGGGAGGCCCGCCCCGTCAAGCTCATTGTCGTAATGCTCATATAGATCTCGGAACTGCACATATTCTACCCGGCCATCCTCGACATACAATTTGAGGTGATCTGGGAGGGCGTAGGGTTTTTGGTCCGCATTTAGTTGCCGTATCACTTGGAAGGGATCAATGTCTGCGGGTAACTTCAAGAAGGTCACGGGGAAGCCACCGGCCCGTGCGGCCTCGAGCCTGTGTTGGCCGTCTAGCACTAGCATCTGTTGGTCAACGATAATCGGCACAGGGTAATGCCTCTCGTTGAATGACCTCAGTAAATCATTGACCTTCACTGGGTTGATAGCCCTGTTGCCTGGGTGGAACCCAAACATCCCGTAGTCTCTCGTCTCGTGCAGGATCGTACTCATTTGTCTACGCTCCAATCCCGGCTCACGCTCGGGGTTCGGTTGGGTGCCTTGGCTTTTGCCAGGGCACGGTGGGTCCAACTCTCTCTACGCTCTTCACTGCGGAAGAGGCTCTCTGGCAGGTGATATCCCTTTCCTTTCTGCATATGGTGGTCGCTACCCTTCACCGCCTTCAAGACTTTGCGGAACAGAACCAGCGGGTCTGCCCCGTTACTAGATAGCTGTTCAGTGTAGAGCGCCGATAGCACAGACGCTCTCTTACTGGTGAACCTGGGGTGCGGCGGCTTGGGTGAAAGCTCTTCTAGGTATATGGCCCACAGCGCGTCTGCTCGCTGTTTGGTCGCCGGGTCTTCTACTGCCTTCTTTGTTTTTACTGTTCTTACTTGTTTACTTTTGTTCTGCATCTGTTCTGCATCTGTTCTAAGCTCCCTCCTCTTATAGCTAGAAAAGTCTTGGTATGACTCATAATTCACTATCTTTAGATGTGTTCCAAGTGCTGAGTTCGACAGGACTTCGATACGGCCATCTCCTTCAAGGGCCTTGAGCATCCCAGACACCCTACTCGTAGACCAAGTGATGAGTTTGTTGTTGCCCGTGTACGCGCAGTCCTCGCCTATCTTTCTCAGGCTTCTCAGGAACTCACCCTTCTTGACCGTGACCTCGACTGCCCCGCGAGAATATGTGTAGTGCCGCTTCCCGTAGTTGGCACTGATGGTGAGGTATATAAACAGCCTCAGAATATCCCCAGACCCAGACCACAGATCGTTCCCCAGCAGATCCCTGGACAGCAGGACGAATCCGCTCATGTCGCCAGGAGGCTGACGGTGAGTTCGACTCTGGGGTTCTCTCGGTCGAGCGCACCCTTGCGCCATGACAGTGCTTCGATCTGCTTGTCATCTGCGTACACTACCCCCTCAAGGGCGTCTAGCAGCCCCTTGAGCAAGTTGGTGGGATCGCGCCGCCTCTTGTCTGGCATAAAGAAGACCAAGCCCACCTTGACGGCCTCGAGTGGGAACACTGGTCGCGGTGGTTTGGTCTGCGCCATAGCCAACAGGAACACCGCCTCTTTCCCCTGCCGGTACCTAGTGGTGAGAACGTGCCCCCGGGCTGGGTGGAAGCGCCGGTTATCGGGCGTCATAACAGCCCAGGGCAACGTCAACCGTAGGTCGCGTGGGGCCTCCCCTTCAGCCACTGGCAGAACTGGCGGGATATTGCTCATGTAGCTTCTGGAGGCAAATGACAATCTGGTCGGACGCCTTGTCGAGAAGGCCCTGGGCGCTGTCCAACGCGGCCTTGCTGCCGTTCTGTAGCAATGCCGGGGGGACGCGCCCCAGGCGGGCAGAGGCTCGCCTAACCTCGTCCTGGGTGGCCCCGATCTCTGCCATTAGCTGGGGGAGTAGCTGCCCCACCAGCCCATGCAGCGAGGAGTCAGAAGGGGAGGGGGGCATCGCCCGAGTCCTCCTTGTCTTCGACACGCTCTGAGGGCTTGACCCAGGTATCGACCTGGGCGTACCACTTGGGGTTGCCGTCCTCGTCCTTCTTGAAGCCCTCCTTGATGTCAATGCGGAGCCACTCAGAATCCTTTTCGGAGAGGTACTCCATGAAGTCCGCGACCTTGATGCTGATGCGGCCCTTCACGAAATCTGGGGCAGAGGGCCGGGGAGGAGATACAAACAAGCCGGTGGGAAATTCTTTTTCTTCGGGCATCAGCCGTTCCTTTGTGGGGATGGTGGGGTGGCCCGCCATACGATGGCGTTTCTCCCCGTGGGGAGCTTCTTACGCGCTCCAGTGTCTTCAACGAGGCCACGGTCAACCAACTCATTGCGCCGTGTTCGCAAGCCGCTCCTGCTCTGCGGGGATCCAACGTAGATGTTGACCAAGTCGGTGTCGGTCATAGGACCAAACTTCCTGAAATGGCCCAAGACCGCCTTCTGGCTGTCGCGCAGCTTGTCAGGCGATAGCGACCGTGCAGCATCGTGCGATGTGTGGGGATCGGACTCCCTGGCGTGGGCTTTGAAGAAATCGTTCTGGGCGGGGTCCACAACCTCTTCTTTTGGCGGCGGGGACACATCGAACTCGTCCAGATAGGTGCCGTGGCTCACCTGCCCACCTCTTTCTCGAGGAAGGCGATGGCCTTGTCTGCACGGTCCAGTGGACCACCGTCCTTGAGAATCTCGCGGCCCAAAGTCAGGTGCTTGGCGTCTACCCCTCCATGCTCCTCGACAGCCTGGAGGATCGACTCCAACACGCCTAATCTCTCGGCCAGGAGCTTCTTGTCATCGACGGCGGTGAGCTTCTTGGTGGGTTTGGTCTGCTTGGCAGGTTTTGGGTTCGACGGCTCAGACGCCGCTGATCCATCGTCATCTTCCTGTGCGATTTGGCAAATGCTCGCCAAGCTGTATCTCCGAAGGTAAGTGACACAACTCCCCACACTCCACGCTGTGGGCTTGTCGAGGGGGGCACCCGCTTCGCTCTGGAGCCACTCCCCGCTCTTGTGCAGCACCAATGTACTCAGGGTGCAGACGCCATCCTCGTAGCCGGGGAATTGCACTACCGACAAATCGTGCTTCGCGAGAATCGGCTTCACTGTGAAGAGGACTGCCTCAAGATTTGCGTAGCTGCTACGGAAGTGGGGGTTGGTCGCGTTCTTGACTGCGTTGTCCACCTCCGATTGCGCCTTCACCAGGGCCGCAGACAGATGCCCGATTTCCTCTGACATGGTGACCATTAGTGTGCCTCCCGGCGGCTAAGTGATTCTCTCCGCTGGCTGACCGCTTCCCAGTACCAGCACAGAGAGCTTGCGAAGGTCAGCAAGCAAAGCGAGGAGAGAGCGACGAAGGTCAGTGTGATTTCGTTGGGGGAAAATTCCTGGGTGACGGCGGTGGTCGCGCCCAGCGTTGCACCCGAGAAAAAGAGCAGGAGTGCGAAGCTGGTCACTGACCAGAATTTCGCACTGATCGGAAGGTCGTATAGGTTGCTCATTGGATTTCCTCGCGTTCCCGCATCGCCGAGTCTTGGGCGTCCGACCAGCCGCTCTCTCCGAAGTACTCGGCGCTGGAGATGCCATGTTCCTCTTGGAAGCGGGCCTCCTTCGCGCGGCATTGCTCAAGTACACGCTTGATCGGGTCCGCCCCCTGGTCCCTCGCACCCTTCGCCTCCCCGACATCGTGCGCGGCGTCCAGGTAGCTTCGCAGGGTCTTGTGGGTGGCGTTGAGCAAGAGGTGGTCGTTGTCGGTGGCGGGGTGGGGCCCCTCGCCCCACTCGTTGACCTTGTCCTCGCTCCCATAGCACTGCGTTGGCACTTCGTTGTGCAGGTAGCGGAGAATGACCGGCAGGGACGCGAGGGACTCCTCGTCTGCGGATCGGACGGTCCCGATCAGATCGTTGCACAGGAGCCGCATCACAAAGCTCCCAGGGTAGTCGCGATACTGGACCCAGCGGTTTATAGCCGCGAGAACCTTTACAGGTGCATCGCCGTATTCGTTCGCTTCATCCATCGTCTTTTCCTTCGTTGGGGGTGGTGGTGATATCTGCCATTAGCCTGAGATCGCCCAAGAGCCAGCGCCGAGTCTCTGCTGGGATCGGGTACTCCCCGCGGATCCAGCGGTAGACCGTGTTGGGTGCCCTCGGAAAACCCTGCGTCTGAGCGTATTCCGAGATGCTCATCCCAGAGCTTTCGATGCGCTGCTGGAGGCGGATGATCGCCCAGCGGTGCGGGGCGTCGTCAGGCGGGGGGGTCATCTTTGCCATATAGGTTTCTCCTTGGTGGATAGTGATAATACGGAAGTTACATACAGACGGCAAGCGGCCCTGTTGGATTTTCGTTGTGTAGCCTGGGATGCCCTCCCTCGCTAACGTATGGCGGTGGGCTTCACGCCTTGCCGATCTCCAGCCCGGAGCGTATCTCCTCCAGGGTCGCGCTACCATCGGGAAGCAAGTCGTCCGACAGTTGAGCTATCACAGCAGCTAGGAAGGCGGGCTCGTCGTCGTCGGTCCACCCGCCCATCGGGACCTCTCCCCAGTAGGCGGTCAGGCGAGCCCTTGCATCGTCGGAATCGACATAGCGCGGATCGTTCGGGGGGGGCTCGACGGCCAGAAGGTCCCCATCCTCGACGGCCTCCCTGATGCCTTTTGCTACCGCCCTGTCGTACTCCCCAGAGGCTCCCGGTTGCACCCCTGACTCCAGCAGGGAAGCGTACTCTAGGAATCCCTGCACGGTGTCGATGACGGTGGAGAAATCGCCGTGGTCGGAACGCCCCCCGTCATAGTCGATTGCGTCCAAGCCATGCGCTGCACGGCTCGCTTCCAGCAGATCGTGGAGCGTACCGGCTCGCCCGATCACGGGCCGCTTCCGGTCGCAGGTTTCTGAGTAAATTCCGATGACCTTTTTCATTTGTCCCTCCGTTCTATGATGAATTCCAGCACCTGCACCACTCCCAGTAGGCAAACGCCGATTAGGAGAACCGCTACCACAAATTCCAAGTCTGAGCCATAATCACTGCCTGTCATAATCTGACGCTCCTGGGCGGGGGACCGTGGGCCGCAACGTGTTCGGCCCACTTGGGCCGGTTGGGCTCCTCATCCACCTCCACGGCTCTGTGGTCGGTTGTGAGCGTCCAGCGCGACCAGAGATCGCGAGCAGCGGCCTCGGCTGACTCTCGGTCAGGCCACACAATGCCGTTCTGGTGCCATCCGTCTTCGCCCGCTACACGGACTTCCGCTTTATAACCCCGGCTCATTCCTCATCTCCATACTGATCTTCAAGCTCGAAATCGATCTCGGCCTCACGCTGCTTCTGTTCGGGGGTGCGATAGGGATCGGCCAAAGCACGAATGGCATCGTGCCGCGCCTTCAGTAATTCGGGGTTCTCGACCTCCGCTTTGAAGTCCTCCAAGGCGTCCTCGAGGTCTTCGCCGTCAGCTAGAATCCAATCCAAGTCAGCCATCGGTCCCTCCCTCTTCCTGCTTGTCGAATAGGTCAGGATACTCATGCTCTACTTCCAACCGCAGCATCCGCTTTGCCAGTTCTTTTCGTATAGCGTCTTCCAGCCTCTTGTTCTTCTCGTCGTCCGCGCCTGCGAAGTCAAAAATTACCTTGCTCATACTTCCCCCTCGGTGGTGGTGGTCCTACAAGCCCCCGCGAGCCTTTGACGGCCGCGCAGGGGTGTCCTACTGGATCCGAGCCATCGGCGTTTTATTGGCGTCCGGTTGGTGGAGATCCACTCGGCGCGGCCCGCTCGGCCATGCTGGCGCGACCATGTAGAGCTTAGCCTCGGCGTCACTAATGGCCGGAACCGTCCCCCCGGCACCGTTTGCGCGGTAGCAGTAGCCCCCCACAGCCGTCCGGCGTAGTGTGACGCCGTGCGCCCCACCTTTGCTCGCCCATGCCGCTACTATCAGTCCGTTTTCCATTACTCCCCCCTCGGTGGTGGTGGTGGTGGTGGGCACCGTTGCCCGGTCCTGCTGTACTGCATGGGCTAGGCGGGGAATCGAACCCCGCCCAGCCGGTTAGAGAATCGCGCCGTGGCCCGGTATGTGGACCGTGACATCATCCAGCGGCACCCCAAACTCCTCGGCCAGCTTCTGCTTTTCCCCAGCCAAAACCCAGGTGTTTGTGGGTATCGGATAGCCGAAGCGCCGGATACTCTCGTCTTCCATTTTGACCCAGATGATGTATTCATATTTCGACATTCTTTACCGTCCTATTTAGTGGGCCGCAAAGGCTAGCGTTGCGGTAGGTTTGGCTTTCCAGCAAAGTCCACAGCTCTGGCAATCGGGCTGTTTACCCGTTTGCTCTGGGCAGTGAACTCGGAACCCTCGCGCACTTGCATCGTCGAACGAATCGAATACGCGAGCCTCGCGCCAGCCATTAGGAGCTGTAGCTAGGCTTGGGTCTGTGGAAGCCCAGACTGTGAGGTTCGTAATAGGGAATAGATCGTTTTCGACCGCAGCCCGGATAGCGTCCAAGCGCCACGAACGAGTATACAAGTAGAACGATACATCGGGCCTTGAGTCGCAAACGTCGCGTATAATGCTAACGTGTCCGACGTTCGCAATATCACCGCCGGTATGAAACCGAAAGATAGACCCCAGCGGTAACTTGCTCACCTCGCTGATTAGTTGTGCGCTGTAGGCTTCCGGATCGTCTCGCAGCATATCCCATTGGGCGGAATACTTCGCGACGTTAGACGGAAACGTGTAGAAACCTTTCGTGGCATAGCAGTTGTCTCGGCACCATTCCGAAGCACCGGGGCACGATCCGTCTAAGCCCACTCTGGTGTTTGTGTGGTAGACGCGGGGGCCCAGCTTGCTGTTGCCTTTGGTGACTAGCTTCATGGTGTCACCTCAGAAGGCACCGCGACCACCGGAGCCATGTCTAGCCTGGTTCGGTATGCCAAGGCGGCCAGCCGTTCGGCTTCCGCGTCGTCGCCACAAATCCAAGCGTCTCTTGAGGCGCGATATAAAACCTGTACGCAAAAGTCGGCGGTTTCTTGGGGGCTCATAGCGCCACCACCTTGTCATCGGCGTCCCATGCGGTGCCGTGGGTGGAGCTGTGTCCGTCAGCCCATAGGTAAGTGATAGAGGTTCCGCGCCACCCTTCGAGGTACTCTATGGCGGTCACGGTGTACTCGGTGCCCCAATAGCCGCACCGGTAGCGACCGCCGACCACGCGGGGTCCGACCACTCTCGGGTCTATCCTCGGGTCCGTCATGGTGGTGTCTCCTTCTGTGGTGGTGTGCTTTTCCATACAAGGGATAATACATCCGTCTACATACATGCGTCAAGGGGGGCGTGCAAGGTGGTCCGAGGCAAGCTCGAGGGGACGCTCGTGGGGAGCTTCTCGGGGGAAGCTCGTGGGGGACCAACCCCACACTCTACGCACCCCTGTGGGACCCGGAATCGACCCGGGCTCGGAGGGGGGTCCTGCGGGGGCTCGGGGGCTTCCGACTACCCCCCCCCATCGAAGGCTCGGGGGGGCAGGGCCAAAACAACCCAACACACATCGCGACGCCATATAAGCCCAATCCCCAAAAAATCTGCTATATTATCCAAGCAGCCAGGGGTGTTCTCAATTCGCTCAATATGGATGGGGGGTTTTGCATGACGATCAACGGGGTGGATGTGGTCGAGCATCTACGGGCTCGCAGGAAGTTTTACCATGTAGGCGATCCGGTCAGGAAGGATTTGGATTGGGTTTGCGATGTGGTGGAGGGGTTACGTTCTCAGTTAGAGGAGGGGGCACTCTCTTCGGAGCCAGTGGGGACGCACACTGCTGCATCTGTGGGTGCCTGGTTGGATGCGGAGGGCGTCAAGTTATTGCCCTGGCAGCGCAAGCGTTTGGGGCTGGCCCCCCCCCGAAGGAACCCCGAAAAGCTATGAACACCTGAAAACGTGCAGTAAACGGCCTTGTTAAGCCATTTTTTCTGAAAAATTCCCGAGACTATGAACAGATCCAGAACAATAGTAAACAAGTAAAACAAGAAACAACCAATAAAGGGGGGGGGTTGGTGAGGAGTTTTATCCAGGGTGCGAAGAACCAGGGGCACCCATGCCCCGAGGTCGCCGTGGCCTGTGGTGTGGTTGTGGTTGCCATCAGGGATATGCGTGAGCGTGAGGTCAAGCACATACGCACTCGCATTGAAGCCACGGTCTGGCTGGCGAGTACGGCAGCGGCGCTGTGGTTTGACGCTACTGGTGTTGATCGGGATTACGCGCTCACTGGGATGGATTGGCCGGTCCATGCTCGTCATTTACTTGATGGCGAGGCTGGCCGTGTGCCATATTGGGACGGTGATAAGCTTTCGCGTCCCAAGGCGATATCGCCTGGGCAGTCGAAGGTGTTGAGGGACGGCCTGGACTATTTCGACGGCCACCGGAGGGTTGATGGCGGCACCACGGCTGAATGATGGTTCTGAGATCACGATACCCGTACGCAACATAATTGCGCTTATCGCCGCGACGGCGGTTGCGGTAACGGGCTATTATCGGGTTGGCGAGCGGTTGAGCGTGTTGGAACGCAACGCCGAGCTATCAGCCGTCCAGATCGAAGCGAACAGCGAATTTCGGATCTTGTGGCCGCGTGGGGAGCTTGGAAGTTTACCGGCAGACGCAGAGCAGTTTATGATGCTAGAATTCCATCAGCTTGCGTTGGACGAGATCCGCGCCGAACTCGATGGGCGTTGAACTGTGTGAGTTGGATACATCTGAGCAGCTAGGTGCGGCGATGTTGCGCTGCCGAGAGGAACACGCCAGCCAGGCCCACCGGGTACTCAGCCCGAACCTGACGAGTTATGGCGCGACCAGAGATAAACCACCGGAGGAGAACTGATGCCACCTCTCATGGCGTTCATCATCGGGGCCCTAGCTGGCAACCTCTTCGGTATGTTCTTGATGGCGATGCTCGTAACCGCTGCCCGCGCTGGTGAAAATGCCGTATCGTATAAGAGGTAAGGTTGTCGAGGTGAGTCGCCCTGGGGGTTGGGTGACTCTCAAGGCGCATCGCAGCGAAGAGATGGCGAAGAAACATATCGCCGCGCTCAAGTCCAACGTCAGGCATACCACGCCACGGAAGCGGAAATAGGATGCCACACCCAGGTCATCGTTATGGAGGGCTGCTGAATCAGCCTGATACTGATCCCACGGGGTGGCCGCGCACTCGGGTGCCTCCATCGCTGCTCGCTGCTGCGGAGGAATGGGGGCGTACCGAGGGTCAGATGACCACGCTCGAGCGGCAACAGGAGATGGACCGGCAACGTGCGATGGCCGGTGAGCCTGGATACGCATCAATCGGCCCACCACAATCGGGTGCCTCACGCATCTTGGATCATCTGCGTCATGGGATTCCGCGCCGTGCGCGAGAGTTCCTAGAGCCAGAGACACCAGCAGAGATGGGTGGTTTGCTCGCCGCTTCGGTCACAGAGCCAGCCGGTACGGCCATCGACTTAGCCGATTTCGCTATCGGCTTTAAGGAAGGCGACCTACCTCGTATGGGTTGGGCCGCTGGCGGTGCCGCGCTTCCGTTCGTTGCTGGATCGACCATGCGTAAAGTCTTAGGTAGGGGCGCGAAGGCGGCAGACGAACTCCCGATGGACGAGGCGAGCCGGATGGCACGGGCCGCAGACCAAGATTTCACAATCAACGCTTTCCACGGGACTTCGGTTCGCTCGGGTGCCCCATTCAAGCGTCCCTCGCAGGAGGTGGGTGACCTTGAGCGTTTCCATTGGGGATCTCACTTCGGCACCCAAAAGGCAGCAAACGAGAGGCTGGATGACCTCCGCCCACGGGCCCGGAATCGCTACGGGAAGCCATCATTCGATTCGCGGCTGATTAAGCCAGCAGCGGGCGAGCGGATTATGCCCGTGAAGCTCAGAGGTAAATATCTAGACATAGGGAATGAATCCGCATGGCATCCCGAGGGGCTCCTGGAAACGGCCCGACGTAGGGGCCTAATCACAGCGGATGAACTGGAACACGCTTTCGACAACGTACCCCTGCTCCGTGAAGCAGAGTTGGGTCCAAACTACAACAAACACAAACATAACGAGGAAGTGGGGATAGCAATGAAACAGGCCGTCACCGATCTCTTCAAGAGAAAGGGGTTCGCGGGCGTGAGCTATAAGAACGATGTCGAAGACGCTGGGTCCATATCCTACATGGTTTTCGACCCAGCGAATATACGGTCCAGTATGGCTGCTGCGTTCGATCCAGCACAAGCCGAAAGTGCGAGTTTGGTCGCCGGTACTGCTGGATTGTTGGGTACTGGGTTGGCCCGTAACCAGCGTGAGCGTGAGCGCGAGTGAACTACGAAGCATCCATCGAAGAGATGCGGGCAGATCCAACTCTGTTCGTGGAAGGAATACTAGGCGCGGAACCCGATGAGTGGCAGACGGAGGTAATGGCTGCTGTCGCCGCAGGGAATCGCGGCATCAGCATCCGATCAGGTCACGGTGTCGGCAAGACGAGTGTTCTTAGCTGGCTCGCGCTCTGGTGGATTGGTACGCATTACCATGCAAAAGTAGTGATCACCGCTCCTACGGCGGCGCAGTTGCATGACGCACTGCTGCCCGAAGCGAAAGCCTGGCTGAAACAATCGCCTCCCGGTTTCCGCGATCTGTTCAACGTCAAATCCGACCGCATCGAATTGATTGCTGACCCAGAACGCAACTTCATATCCGCGAAGACATCCAGGGCCGAACAGCCCGATGCGTTGCAAGGCGTCCACGCTGATCACGTTCTTCTTATCTGCGATGAGGCGAGCGGTGTACCCGAACAGGTCTACGAATCTGCCGGTGGCTCAATGTCGGCACACCACGCCACGATGGTCCTGGCTGGTAACCCAATCAGAAGCACGGGATATTTCTACGATACTTTCCATAAACTTGCTGATCGCTGGAAAACTTTCCACATATCGTGCGAGAATACGGGGCGCGTATCGAAGGAATACATCGAAGAATGCCGACTGCGCTATGGTGAGGAATCGAACACCTACCGCGTTCGTGTGCTTGGAGAATTCCCGAAAGGCGACGATGACACGGTTATCCCCCAGGAGTTGGTAGCCGACGCGATTAGCCGTGATGTGGAGCCAGTGAAATTTGGGCCGACAGTGTGGGGCGTCGATGTAGCACGGTTCGGTGCCGATGCGTCCGCGCTTTGTAAGCGAAAAGGAAACGCGATCACCGAGCCAATCCGCTTATGGCGCAATCTCGACACCATGCAATTGACCGGCGCGATCAAGGCCGAATACGATTCTAGCCTCGAAAAACCAACTGAGATATTCGTGGATGCTATCGGGTTGGGCGCTGGTGTAGCCGACCGGCTGCGCGAGCTTAAGTTGCCAGCTTACGCCATCAACGTCAGCGAAAGTCCGGCGATGGGCCACCACTACCTGAACCTGCGAGCCGAACTCTGGTACAAAGCGAAAAGCTGGCTGGAAGGCCGTGATGTGCGGATACCAAAAGATGAGTTGCTGAAAACAGAATTGACTACCGTGCGTTACACCTATACATCTAGCGGCAGAGTAAAGATAGAATCGAAAGCCGACTTGAAGCGCAGAGGCGTCGCATCACCAGACAGCGCAGATGCCTTCGTTTTGACGTTCGCGTCCGATGCTGGAACCGCGATGGGTGGACGGGCGGGTAGTCATTTGGGTAAGATTAGGAGAAATTTGGTAGGTGTGGTTTAGGGGGCTGGCCCGATGGGATGGTGGTCCTATGGGCCATCTTAAACGACCGCAGCTATACGGTTCGCGCTGCGCCTACAGCCCGAACGGTGCCCCTAGCTCACCTTCGTTTAGTGTGAGAGGAAACAGGAAGCAGGAACGAGAAGCACGGTTGCTTGGGGCACCAGAGAGATGCTCATCTCTGCCAGGCGTTAAGGCTGTGTGAGAGAGGAGTGGGTATGTGCCCTGCTCCCCAAGGGGTCTGCCCCTAGACGATGCGATCCTGGGAGGGGTTGGAGTTTCGGCTCCCGCCCCTCGTAGGGTCCGATATTAACCTTTCGGGATGCTGAGATATTGGCTTACATAGACGAAGCTGAAACCGAAGCTGGCGTGGGGATGAGCGAGTCTGACCTGCAAGCAGTGGTCGGCACCTATATCTCCGATGCGATCCAGTACATAGACGACGATATCAGCCCGACCAGAGCCGAATCCACCAAGTACTATCGCGGCGATCCGTTCGGTAACGAGGTGGATGGTCGCTCCCAGGTCGTCAGTCGCGATGTGCGCGATTCCGTGCAAGCTGTGTTGCCCAGCATGATGCGCGTGTTCTTCGGCTCCGAGAAGGTGGTCGAGTTCGTGCCCAGGAACGCAAACGATCTCGCGATGAGCGAACAGGCAACCGACTACCTCAACTACATCATCAAGCAGGACAACGACGCGATAGGAATATTCTACAGCGTGTTCAAGGATGCGCTGATGAATAAGGGCGGCTTCGTTAAATGGTGGTGGGACGACTCAATGGAGGTACAGACTCACAGTTTCGAGGGACTAGACGAAGGCGCTCTTGGCCTAATCCTCCAAGAGGAGGGCGTTGAGGCCGTTAGTGTTGAGGGCCATCCTGCAACCGGCATATCGCCAGAACAGATCCAGCAGATGGAGGCGCAGGGTCAGCCATCACCGCAAGTCTACGATGTCGAGATTAAGCGGTCCCGCAAACGCAACCGAATCAAGATCGAAACGATGCCGCCCGAAGAATTCTTCGTGGACGCAGCGGCTACCTCGCTGGACGACGCAATGGTTGTCGGCCATCGCACGATGTCTACCGTATCGGATCTGGTCGCGCTGGGTTACGACCGCGATATGCTGGACGATCACTTGTCCGACGAGTTCGCGTTCGTAGATAGCGACGAATACTCGGCCCGCTACTCCAATGCCAATATGCCAGGCCCTGTGTCTGCGGCTGAACGCAAGCGCGTCCTGTACACCGAAGCGTGGTGCTACATCGACTACGACGGCGACGGGATAGCCGAACTCAGACGCATCTGCACAGTCGGTAACAACTATGAGGTCATCAACAACGAGCCAGCGGATTCGATCCCGTTCGCGATGTTCAGTTGCGACCCCGAACCTCACGTTTTCTTCGGTAGCGATATAGCTGACTTGACGAAAGACATCCAGCGCGTGAAGTCGGCGGTGCTGCGTGGGATGCTCGACTCTCTATCGTTTGCGCTGTACCCGAGAACGGGCGTGGTTGAGGGCATGGTCAACATAGACGATGTGATGAACCCCGAGGTCGGCTCAATCATCAGAATGCGCCAGCCCAACATGGTGCAGCAGTTAGATGTGCCGTTCCTGGGCAAAGATGCGTTCCCGATGATACAGTATCTCGACAGCATGAAAGAATCGCGTACCGGCCAGACAGCCGCATCGCAGGGGCTCGACCCCGATGTGCTACAATCGACTACCAAAGCAGCCGTGACCGCCACGATAAAAGGTGCCGAACAGCATCTCGAAATGATGGCGCGATTGTTCGCTGATAGCTTCAAGAGAATGTTCAAGGGCGTACTCAAACTCGTTATCACGCATCAGGACAAAGAGCGCATCGTTCGATTGCGCGATGAGTGGGTGCCCATCGACCCCAGGGTATGGGACTCGAATATGGATTGCAGCGTGAACGTAGGGTTGGGCGTAGGCACGACCGACGAACGGCTGGCTGTGCTAAACCAAATCGCGTTACGCCAGCAGGAAGCTCTGGAGAAGATGGGGCCGAACAACCCATTGGTCGGGCTAGGCCAGATCAGGAATACGCTGTCCAAGATGCTTGAGATCAGTGGGTATTCCGACTCAAACCAGTTCTTCAAGCAGGTGCCGCTCGACTATGAGCCGCCGCCGCCAGAGCCGCCGAAGCCGTCACCGGAAGAATTGCTGGCCCAGGCGCAGATGGCGGATATCCAGGCGCGTACCGCAATCGACGAACAGAAGATCCAACTTGCAGCCATGAAACAGCAGCAGTTGGATGAGCGCGAAAGCGCCAGAATCGCTGGTGACCTGGCGATCAGAGAATTCCAGGCAGAAGAGAAGTTCCAGAATGATGTAGATATTGAGTTGCTCAAGGCGAGCCTCAAGGAAGGACTCTAGGTGGGCCTGACTAGCGAGCAGAAAGGGCGCCGTGCCAAGGAAATCCTTGAGGACGAGATCTTCATGGAGGTCATTAACGGCGCAAGAACGTCCATCCTCACGCAGTGGAACCTAACTAGTTTCGACGAAACCGAGACTCGCGAGAGCCTTTACTACCAGGGCCGCGCTCTTGACGAGGTGCTGCGTGGGTTGCGAACATTAGTAGCTGATTGGACTATGGATCAGTCACGCAATAAAAACAAAAAAGGAAGGAAGTAATGAGCGAAGCTGGTACGGCAGAAGCTGGCCCACGCTCTATGGGTGACATTGAGGATACGTTCACCCAGATGCTCACCGGGACCGAAGAGCAACCCGAAGAAGATTCTTCTGATGAAGAGCAACCTTCGACGGATTCTTCGGATGTAGGGCAGGATGATGCCGAGTTAGCCGATGACTCGGTTGTGGATGAGCAGGATGAGGAACTGGAGGATGAACAACTCGACAGCGATACCCAGGCGTTTACCGTCACGGTTGACGGCAAGCCTGAAGAGGTGCCGCTGGACGAACTCATCGCCGGATACCATCGCTATGCTACATACACGAAAAAGAGCCAGGAACTTGCACAGGAACGTCAAGGTTTCGGTGCAGAGCAACAGGCTCTACGACAAATGCACCAGCAATATTCTGGGGTGCTGAGTCAACTCGAACAGCAGATGCAAGCCGCGAACAAGCCGCCAAACATGGATTGGGACGCTCTTGAACGTGAGAATCCGGTCCAGTTTCTGAAACTCAAATACCTTGAGCAACAGAGAGCCGGTGAGATACAAGCGGTGCAAGTCGAACGGGCGCGTATGCAACAACTTCTTGCTGGCGAAAACGACAAGAAGCTGCAACAGCGCCTAACGGTCGAGCAGGGTCTGGTGTTGGAGAAAATTCCTGAGTGGGCCGATGGCGATCTGCAAGCCGACGAACAGCGTAAGCTGGTCGAGTTCGGTAAGGCGGTTGGGTACAGCGACAACGAACTCAATACGCTTTACGATCATAGGGCATTAGTCGTATTACGCGATGCGATGCGCTACAACGAACTCACGAACGGCGACAAGATCACTGCGGCCAAATCTAAAATCGGCAGC